ATCATCTGTAAAAGTTTATGAAATGGGTGATACACATAAGCGTATTCATCATAGTATAGATTGGGAACACGCTGTGCCAAAAATAATAAGTAGTAAATTTAAGAAGGAGGAAAAGTAATGCAGAAATCAATTAGGGTACCGACACAAGTTCACACAAGAAAGCTAGACCGTTTAGTAGCACACAGAAACATGAAACGAGCAGGATTAAGTCATGTAAATAAACATGATTATAATGCTACTTATGCTTATCTTATTGAGTATATTCCAAGTTATTTTGCTAGACATTGGAGAGATACTGTTAATGTACCTACTATAGATTTGAGGAGGAAAAAATCTTGAAAGACAATTTAAAAGTGTTTATCTCACAGCCGATGAACGGCAAAACTGATTCTGAAATTCATGGAGAACAGTTTCTTATTTGTGCCAAATTAGGCAGCATACTTAAAACAAACTATACTGTTATAGACAGTTTTTTACGTGATGAACCTAGTGGTGGTTGTGTACCTCTTAAATATTTAGCAAAGTCACTTGAGTTATTGGCTGATGCAGATGTAGCATTTTTTGCTAAAGGTTGGGAAGATGCAAGAGGTTGCAGAATTGAGCATGAATGTGCTAAATCATATGGAATTATGATTATAGAAGATATTGATGATTAAGGAGGAAAAACTAATGAAACTGACATTGAAAACAGAGAAGTTGAAAGAGATGGTATCACGGGCTGTAAAGGGAGTAGGTAATAATAAACTTATTCCGCTCACAAGTCTTATGGCAATCGAAGTCAAAGATAATAAGTTAACGCTTATTACTACCGATGCAACAAATTATTTGTATATTACAGAAGATAAGGTAGTAGCAGATGATTTTTATATTGTTGTAGATGCTACAACATTTTCTAAACTCGTTTCCAAAATGACCTGTGAGAATATTACGCTTGAGGTAAAAACAGGTGTACTTAATGTGAAAGGTAACGGCAATTATAAGATTGAGTTACCGCTTGACGAGAACGGTGAACCGATTAAGTATCCGGACCCGGTAGATAGATTAGATTTGAGTTCTGCAACACAGAAAACAATCAATAGAACTACTGTACAGGTTATTCTTGAAACGATTAAACCGGCACTTGCAGTTACACTTGAGAATCCGTGTTATACCGGGTATCATATCGGTGACGGTGTAGTAGCTACAGATACATATAAAATTGCCAGTATGGATGTTAATCTTCTTGGTGCAAACAGATTGGTTAGTCCGGAATTTATGGATTTATTGGCAGTTATGACAAATGAAAAAATAACAGTTATGTATACTGATACAGATATTGTATGCAGTACACCGGATTGCACAGTTTACGGTAAGTTTATGGATGGCATTGAAGATTATGCGATTGATGCTATTATGGATTTAGTGAATACTGATATTGACAGTTTTTGTTCAGTACCTAAAAATGCGCTTTTGCAGTTGCTTGATAGACTTTCTCTGTTTGTCGGACCGTATGATAAAAACGCAATTCACTTGACGTTTACTCAGAATGGATTGCAGGTATCTTCTAAAGCAACAAACGGCATTGAAATCATTGATTATATCGCAAGTGATAACTTTAAGGATTTTACTTGTGCTATTGATATTCAGATGTTAACGCAGGAAGTTAAAGCAATTTCTAATGATGTTATTGAATTGTATTATGGAGAAGACAATGCAATTAAAATGACAGACGGTAACATTACAATTATTGTGGCACTTTTGGAAGACGATATTGATTAATTAAGATATAAGGAGGATAGTGACTATGAATAACAAGACCGCTTATTTATAGTCACTATCTTTTTTATGTGTTGACTTCTATTTGTTTATGTAGTATAATATTATATGTAGATAAAACAAATAGAAAGTGAGGAAAACTATGAAATCTAAAATCATTCATTATTTAATCTCTGTGTTAGCTGTTGTAGGTATTATTGTTGTTCTTGGAGCAGTTGGTTCATCTGATTATGCCGTTGAAGTAGGCACGGATTTACCTTTGTGGTCAACAGTAAAGATGTTGTTACTAGGTGTTAGTTTTATGACACCTGCGTTTCTTAGAGAGGTGATGTAATAGAATGGCAAGAAATTCACTGAAAAATGTATGCAGACTTATAAACACAGTTAAAGAAACACTTCCGCCAGAGCAGGATTTTCTTAATGATTTGAAAAGGTCAATAGAGATGACTGCCGACAGAGAACAGCGATTGCCAAGTAAGACATATAAACCGTCCGGCATGAATTGTATAAGACAATCTTATTATCAGATAATGGGTATCGAACCAGACCCGTCAAGTTCAAGCTATTCGATGGTAGGTATTTGTAATAGCGGAACAGATATTCATGTAAGAATCCAAACTGCTGTTGAACAGATGAAAGAAAACGGCATGGATTGCGAGTATATTGATGTTGCTGATTTTGTAAAACAGCGCAATTTGGATTATCTCGATATAGTATCCAAGAACGGAATGGAAACTAAACTGTATCACAAGAAATTGAATATGTCCTTTATGTGTGACGGTATTATAAGATATAAAGGACATTATTATATTCTTGAATTGAAGACAGAAAGCAGTTTTAAATTTATCAACAGAAAATCCGTAGATATTTCTCATTTTCATCAAGGTATTGCTTATGCAGTAGCATTTGGTATTGATGAAGTATTGTTTGTTTATATCAATCGTGATGTATTGGATATGAAATCCTTTATGTTTAATGTAACACAAGAAATGAAAGCTGAATTGATAGGTTATATAGAAGAGTGCGACGGATATGTAAATCGTAAGATTGCTCCGCCGAAACCGGATGATGTTCCTAAAAAAGCATGTTCTTATTGCGGATATAAAACACAGTGTAAGAAAGACGGTAATTAAGGAGTACAGATATGACTAATTATTGTGAAAATTGTTTTTGGAATGATGATTGTTTATGTGATAAGTACGGTGTGTTAGTTACTGATGAGGATTGGTGTGATAAATGGGAGTCAGCAGAGGGAAACAGTTTGAACAAGTCATAAGAGAATCATTTGAAAAAGTTCCTAATGTATCTATAGATAGATTACATGACCAGACAAATGGATTTAGAGGTAGTCAGAATATTTGTGATTTCATTGTGTATAAAGAACCGTATGAGTATTACATTGAGTGTAAATCTGTACACGGCGCAAGTTTACCTTTTAGTAATATTACAGAAACGCAGTGGAATGGTTTGTTGCAGAAATCACAGATTGAAGGTGTATTTGCAGGAGTTATATGTTGGTGGATAAATAAGGACGTAACTAAGTTTATTCCTATACAAATTCTTGCATGGCTAGATATGGCTGGATATAAAAGTATTCGATATGATACTGGAACTCCAGATAAGTATATTGGTGATATTATAGAAATAAAAGGAAAAAAGAAAAGAGTTTTCTTTGATTATGATATGGAGGAATTTTTAGAGGAGGTTAGTACATGATAATTTTTATTATGATTTTGATAACAGTGTCGTTATCTTTATTAGCGTTTGTAACTTTGAATAATTATAACTTCGAAACTATTGGCATTATATCACTTTTATTAACAGTCGTAGCTAGTGTTATTACATTTATTATGATTACGGTGGTTATCGCAGTTCATATACCTATTAATAGAAAACAGAAATTAACAGAGTATGAACAGACTTACTATGTAATTACTCAAATGATTGATAATGATGATAAGGCCGTGATTACATTAACAAGTCAGATAGCTGAATATAATGCAGACGTACTTAAAGGCAGAATGAGGCAGGATAGTAAAATGTTAAGTATATTGGATTACGATTTTTATTATGATTTACCACTTATCGAATTAAAATGAGGACGGAGAAAAATGAGATTTAATCTAACAGAAGATGTATTACGAAATATAAGTGATACACAGGATAACGTAGAGACATATAGTGAATCAATAGATAAGATAGTAAATGACATAATTCAGCCATATTGTAAAGATTTAGATAAGTATGTGTCTTTCATTAAAGATTGTCTTAAAGATGGGGAGAATCCACCTACTACAGATGAGTTAGATGATTTCTGCCTTAATCTTTCTACTTATATCTACTTCGCAGGTGGTATGTGTGAACAGCTTGGTATTCGTGACGATATAGCAAAAGCAGTGTATAAAGAGATGTATCATACAGCAAGAGCAAGTCAAGATAAAGGTACAGTAGCAGATAAAGATTCGCTTGCGGAATTAGCAAGTCAAGAACAGTTTATTGTGTCTTCATCATATACAAGAGCATATAAAACCATGAAATCAAAGGTAGAAAATGCGCAAGAGTTATTAGGCAGTGTTAAAAAAGTGTTATCACGTAGAATGTCAGAGATGGAATTGACACGAATTGGAGGTAGCGGTAGATGATTGATGCGGATAAATGTTATGAGTGTACTGCTAACGGTGACGATTATTATTTAGATGGGAATAATGAATGGGTTAAAGCGTGTGACGATTGCCCGTTTAATGATTTAATTGATTGGGAGGAAAAAGATTAAATGACAGGAAATGAGTATCAGAAATTAGCAAGTAGAACAATACCGGAAATTTTTACATCGGAAATGTGTGAACATCATGCTTTACACGGAATGGTCGGTGAAATAGGTGAACTTCACTCAATTTATCAGAAAATGTATCAAGGTCACAAAGAAATCGGTTATGACCATTTTAAGAAAGAACTTGGAGATTTACTTTGGTTTGTTGCTGAATATTGTACAGGAATGGGATGGAATCTTGATGATATTATGCAGATGAACATTGATAAATTGAGAGCAAGATATCCGGACGGATTTGATTCTGAACACAGTTTACACAGAGTAGAAGGAGATATTTAATGGAAAAAGTAAATCATCCTGCACATTATCAGCAGGAAGGTAAAAAAGAGTGTATTTGGCAAATGATAGAAGATTACGGCAAAAAAGTGACTGCAATATTTTGTATAACTAATGCTTACAAGTATTTATATAGAGCAGGAAATAAACCGGATGCTCCGTTAAAAGAAGATAAGGCAAAAGCAAAATGGTATATTGACTTTGTGGAGACTCATTTATTTTCAAGCATACAGGGTGCAAATTTGATACGAATGTATAGAGATGTAAAGAAAGGATTAAAATGATTAAAGTTGAACATATAGATGTATGGGGATTTGAACATGCTATCAGAGGAATGAGAAATCCGATGAATAGCTGGGATTATAGTGACAGTGAACGCAAAGGTATAAATACTTGGATGTCAATGAACGCCGCTATGACAAGAAGCGGATATGAAATTGGGCCAAATGATTTAGACCTTATGAAAAGATTATATAAGGCCGGTCCAGAACATAGAAAGTATCTTAGACAAATCTTTGTCAGTATGGATATAGTGGCTCCTCTTTATTGGTGGAAAGAGTTTGATACCTATAAAGTAGGCACAGTTGCTAATTCTTGTTCTACTATGCATAAGATTACTGCTAAAGAGTTTGAGTTGGATGATTTTAGTCACGAACATTTGATTTCAGATGAAAATGAGATGTTTAACGATGAATGGTTTGGATTTACGGGAGAAACGATATTATTAAGTGTTATTAGTAATTTGAATTTTTGGCGGAACAAGTATTTATTGCATAAAGACAAGAAATATTGGTGGCAGTTAATACAGTTGCTCCCATCTTCTTATAATCAAAGAAGAACAGTAACAATGAACTATGAAAATGTAGTTTCTATAATTAATCAGCGAACCAATCATAAATTAAACGAGTGGAATGATTTCTGTGAAATACTAAAAGGTTTGCCGTATATTGAGGATATTCTGAAATGAATTATCATAATATAACAAAAGATGATATGTTAAACGGTGACGGGCTTAGAACTGTTTTGTGGGTATCTGGGTGTAATCATCATTGTGACGAGTGTCAAAATCCGCAGACATGGGATATTGATTCCGGAATACATTTCGGTGTAGAGGATGAAAAGGAATTATTCTCTTATTTAGATAAAGATTATTGTTCCGGGATAACGTTTTCCGGAGGTGACCCATTACATCCTGCAAATAGAAATGTTGTAGCACGATTATGCAGAAGGTTTAGATATCGTTATGATAACACAAAGACTATATGGATATATACAGGTTATCTTTGGGAAGATGTAAAAGATTTACCGATTATGGATTATGTCGATGTGTTAGTTGACGGACCGTATATGAAGCAGTTAAGAGATGTTACTGCTGAGTGGGTAGGAAGTACAAATCAAAGAGTTATAGATGTTCAAGCAAGTTTAGTCCTCGAAAGGGTAGTTTTGTATGAAAAGAAAAAATAGTTTTTATCAACCTATGAAACAATCACCGACACTTGTGTTAACGCAGGCGGAGTTAAATAAGATTAAGCAACAAGTCAGAAAAGAAACTGTAGATGAATTGTCAAAGTTTGACGTAGAAGTTATGTTGACCTGTTTTGCTATGGTTTTACGCAGAAAGTATAAATGGGGCTATAAACGCATATTTAGAGCGTTGAGCGGTGTTGATGAGTTATTTGGATTAGTGCTTGACGGTGAATTGTCTGATGTAGAAATGCGACAGCAATTAGAGGATGAGTGCGGTATAAAGATAAGATGTGACGGAGGAGAAAATGGGGATTAAATTAGATGAGATTATGAAGAACGCTAATAAGCGGTTTAAAGAAGAAATCATTACACAAGGATTAAATGAGTTTTCTTATAAACGGATTCCTTTCACTTCTCCAAGAATGAATTATTGCACGTTCGGCGGTATTCCGATAGGTAAAATTACAGAGTTTTACGGTGAAGAACACGGAGGTAAAACTACTACAGCATTAGACATAGTAGCGAATTATCAAAACAGCGGTGATAATAGAGATGTATTATATATAGATGCCGAGAATACACTCGATGTTGATTGGGCGAGAAAGATAGGTGTTGATGTAGATAAGATGTACATCTTACAGCCGAAGTCACAATCTGCTGAAGAAATCTTCCAGATTATATGCGATAGCGTTGACACAGGTGAAGTCGGATTATGGGTACTTGATAGCATAGGTGCTTTAATGTCAGCGCAGGAACTCGATAAGAGTATGGAAGATAAAACATACGGCGGTATTGCAAAACCTCTTACATTGTTCGGAAAAAAGATTGAAATGCTTATGCAAAGACATAAATGTACAGGTATAGGCATAAATCAAATCAGGGAAGATTTAAACAGTACATGGGGCGGTATATCCACACCTGGCGGTAAAGCATGGAAACATTTTTGTGCTGTACGTATGCAGTTTAGTCGCGGTAAGTTTATAGACGAAAAAGGAAATGAACTTACACGGTCAGCAGAAAATCCTGTAGGTAATATTGTTATGATGAGTATGACAAAAAACAAGACTTGTCCGCCCACAAGAAGAACAGGATTTTATACAATCAATTATGAAAACGGCATAGATTATTTACGTGACCTTATCGAAGTCTGCATAAAGTATGATATAGTGAAGAAATCTGGTGCTTGGTTTGATATAGTAGATATAGAAACCGGCGAGATATTAGAAGGTAAGATTCACGGACAGGCCAATGTGTATGAGATACTAAATACAAATGCCGAGATATTGGAAAAGGTCGAAAATCTTGTAGATAAAGTTATGCAAGAAAATTAAAAATAAGTGTTGACAAGTGTAGAAATAAATGTTATACTACATAATGTAAAGAGAAGTAAGAAATAAGTGATGCGATGGCGGAATAGGTAGACGCATAGGGGATAAGACTTATTGCAGACTGGATTCAGCGTTTGACGGCATCCCACTGGCGAATATAAGTTATGTAAGGTGCAAATCCTTACTCGCATCACTAATAAAAACTCAAGAAAGGATGAAAACTATGAAAAGATATTTAATTAAAGTAACGTATCTTGAAGGACCGCATACAGGTGATACATATTTGCTTTGTAAGGGCGGATATGTGACAGAGGAAGGACGTATAGAATGGGACGATACTACTTATGTAACAAAAGGTATTGCTCAGAGAGAATGTAATAGATTGAAAGCGGCTAATGATACTAATATAAATATTGAGAGAAGGAGTCGTGAATGGGCTGAAAAACGTGGAAAAACGTTTAGAAGCTGGAATATTTATGAAGCAAAGTCTTATGAGCCGTATGAAGTAGATGTATTAGACGCATGTATAAAACTCAAGAAAGGATGAAAATTATGATGTGGAAAATTTTTGGCTATGACGTAAGAGGAAATCACAGATATCTTTGTAATATGGAAGCCGATAGTTTTGATGAAGTGATGCAGAGAGCTAGAAGTTATTTCGGATATCTTAATGTGACAGGAGCGCAGCCGTTATGAAATTTTATGTGACAAGAACTTCTGATTGGAAGTATAAAGAACAGGTTGAAATTAATACATTAGAAGAGTTGATAGATTTTGTGAGAGATAATGGTGACATTATCATACAAAAACCTTATCCATATAGAGATAACTTACCGTCTATAGAGATTTATGATGATTGGAGAGAATAAATCATGTTAGAAAACCTCTTAAACGATTGGAAAGGCGAAGTCGATATAAACGATAAACACTATGACAGCGTAGAAGCGTGTAAAAGCGTTTTTAAGACACTTTCAAGCGACACACATATATTTTTACGCACGAAGAGTAAAAACGCAAATAAAGCGCAAATAAACGTGCTAGAAGACAAGTTACAGTATAGATTAACTGTCAAAAAATATATGACAGAGAAATCTAGTCCTGGATTTGACTTCATGGCAAAATGGAATAACGATAATCCGATGCCTTTAAGAACAATGACCGGAACGGTCGAAAAAGAAACAAAAGGCATGGTTTATATGAAACTTCATGGACAGGCCGAGCCGGTCGTAAAGTGTATGCGATGCGGTCGAACACTCACACATCCGGTATCTAAGTTATACGGAATAGGGCCGGAATGTATGAGTAAACTTGGTTTTGTCTGTAATATAGATGAAGTTGAAACTATTAAACAGAAACTTGTAAACGTAACTTGGGAAGGTTGGATTATCAAGAGTAGCATTTTAGAAAGGGAAAAAGTATGAAAACAGAGAACAAGTATTGGATTTTTCTTGAAAACTTGCGAAGAAGCGGTGAGACAAATATGTACGGTGCCACACCATATTTGCAGAAGGCTTTTGGATTAACTAAGTCCGAAGCACGAAGGATTTTAGCTGATTGGATGAGCAAGTATAACCCGGATGATTATAAAGAGGAGGAAGAATAATATGTTAAAAGTAGACCAGAGTGCAACAGTTATTAAAGGAACTAAGATTGTATTGTTAGCAGAGCTGACAACGCTTATTCACGAACTTGTTGTTGAAGATGGTGTTTTTTCAAAAGAAGACATTGATATGTGTGTGGAAACAGCATTGTTGACGGAAGAAGAGTTGGATAAAAAGACAGCAGATAATATTCGTAACTTGTCCGCTGAAGATATAGATAAACTTTTGAAGTTTATTTTATCATAATATTTGAGTTGCGGGTATGGCGGAATAGGTAGACGCAAAAGACTTAAAATCTTTCGATGGCCATCATCGTGTGGGTTCAAGTCCCACTACCCGCAATAGCCGGAGTAACACGGTTGTGTACAGGCTGCGAAGAAACGGTGAAAGCACATGTGTGATTGACAATCCGTATGGTGTAGTGGTTAGTATTGTTTGCCTTTCGGCAGAAGGGGAGTGTTCGAATCGCTCTGCGGATGTTCCATTCAGTGCAAGAATGGAGGATTTTGTCTGACAGTGGGAAAGACTACGTTATGTGGTGGCGGAAAAGGTAAACGCAGGCTGTATGTCGATGCGAGGCAGTATCTGGCACGAACAAAATCTCGCAGTGCTATGTAAGGTGCAAATCCTTACCCACATAATAAACCGCACGGATGGCCGTGGACACAATGATAGTTGAAACACATAGGAGTTTTTGGTGCGGTATACAAATGAATATGGGCCTCAAGTGGAAAATGGTATGTCTCTCATGAGTACACGCATGTTCTCCGGTGACGAAATAGGTAGCCGAGCCATCCGATTGTTGCGTACATAGGAGGGTGCTTAGACGGGAGTCTTTGCATGTGGGGTGCAAATCCTCACCCGGAGAATTGCAAGCGAAATAGCCGCTACGGGTACATAAGACCTACTGGCAGTATCTTCAATTAAAGTCAGGAGCAAATGCGAGGCGGCTTCTGCGGTAGCTTGTAAAAAACGTGCATGGTATTAATTGGTGTACAACGATTGTTTTATGGGGAAGTGAAGAATCTGAACCAACATGCATAAGACCGGTGTGTTAGTGAGCATTAAAGTGCAGTCGAAGGCCAAGACTGCCGCCGGTAATTTCGGAACGTGGTTTAATG